TGCGGCCACGAGGTTCTGTACGGGATATAGGGTCTGACCAGCATAAACACCGGAGATCCGGATCAGCTAAGACACTAAGGACTATGTGATGTGAGTCACTTTGTGCCACCAACTGTGTCAGCGGCACCTCTATATGGGTGAGGAGCAGAGAACATCAAGAGGAGCTTCTAGGAATATAAGAGATAACAGAGACTCAAGAGAATATTATGTCTTGGAGTACATCGAAGAGAAAAGAACGTCTTCCATCTTGGTGGAATGAACAGTTTACTTCTAGATACTTAAGAGATAATCCTAGATGTTCTCTTAAGTATGAAGGATGTCAGGTAGTAGCTACTGAAGTAGATCATAGGATTCCAGGAGATAATCATGATCTCAGTAATCTACAACCAGCTTGTGAACGATGTCATGCTAAGAAATCAGCTAGAGAAGGTAACATCGCTAAAGCTAAGCTTAAGGTCTTAAGAAATAGACCTAAGAAAAGACATCCTGGAGCTAGATAAATAATATTAATATCCTATAATCCTCCAGGCGAGGATTAAGCTAAGAGATCCAGGAGATCATTATGGGTTTAGGAAGACCAGGACCAATTCCAAAAGATCCTGAGCAGAGGATCAGGCGTAACAAGGCAACAGAAGACGGCATCGAGGTCGATAGTTATGATCTTGAAGGCGAGGTTGTCATTCCAACTGCTTACTTCATGAACCCGTATGTCAATGACATCTGGTTGTCTCTGAAGGAATCGGTCAACAGGAAGTTTTACGAACCTGTGGACTGGGCATTCGCGAAATATACGTTGTATCTCATCGATCAGTCGATGATGAACGACAAGATCCCAGGTCCAGGTATGCTGACCGTATTTGAAACCATGCTATCTAAGATGCTGGTGAATCCAGCTGACAGACGACGCTTGAAGATTGAAGCGGAGCGTGGTAAGATGAAGGGACAGGACGGAAAGGTCATCTCAGCACAAGACCTGTTCCGCGAGAGGTTCGAGAAGCAGCGTCAAGCTTAATCGGGTTGAGCGATGTCCCTCTCCGTCGCTCCCCGATTATGATCCACAAAGAAGTACTTGACTTCCGGTAAGTCTGTAGGCTATGATACAAATACAGCAGGAAGCAGGGTGAGAACACAGGTCTCACAGAGTATGGTGAAACCGTCGCTTTCACGCGATACTCACTGCGATGTTGGTGTAGAGGTAACACGAGTGGCTTCCAACCATTCATCACCAGTTCGATCCTGGTACATCGCTCGCGGCGAGTACAGCTTGGTCTCACGATCAAGAAAACTTGCTAGCACTAGCTACTTGACATCCTCCGGGATTGTCTGGTATATTGAAGAAAAGCACGAGCTGGGTTCTGCGGGGCTATATCCCGAGACGCAAGGAGATACCGCCCAGAGTCAGTAGGGAGTCTGATCAGCTTTGGTGACTGACATTTTCAGGCCATGGTGTATCGGTTGCATGGTACATTTGGAATGTAGCGGACGAGGTTCAACTCCTCGTGGCCTGACAGTGGATGTTAAGCTTTGTAGGGTGTTGAAGCTGACTTCGGATAGAAGTGAATCCGAGTTCGAATCTCGGGAACATCCCATAATGGTTACTAGCTCAACAGGCAGAGCTGCCCGCTGTTAACGGGCCGGTTGGAGGTTCGAGTCCTCCGTAGCCAGCTTGTCTCACGAGGTTGGGTCTAACGCGAAGTGGTTAGATCTTAAGGATGTGGGTATTGCAAGGGGAGCGTGGACAGAGTGCACTCTGTGGGTCGCCGTGTAGTGAGACAACGCGGAAGGTCAGCGCGTTAACAAAGACCATCAAGCTCCGTTAGACTAGTGGTTATGTCACCTGGCCTTCACCCAGGAGAACGAGGGTTCGAATCCCTCACGGAGTACGAGTGGAGACAATAGTAACCGGAGTCCCACGTGGTGGACAGGTTGCAACGATATCCACGCAACTTACTAAGGAGATACTATGGGATGGGCAAGTAAAGCTAAATGTCCTTCGTGTGGTAAAAAGATCCGACTAGAACTTAGAGGCACTCGATGGGTTATATCCTCACACAACTTGAGAAAAATCGGGGAAGTGAACCCAGAGTGTCCAGGAACTGGTAGGGCTCCTTAAGTAAATGCATCGGTATCATAATGGCTAATGAATCGCCTTGTCAAGGCGGTGTATGCGGGTTCGAGTCCCGTCTGATGCGCTTTGTCTAGGTGTCCCTGGTAGGGAACTGGGGACCGATCAAGTCGGAGTCCGGGAAGGACTCTGAGCCTGGTCAACGTGGTTTCCGTGTCCACGATAAAAAGACGGGTGTTCGGCGGGATGGAGCAGTGGTAGCTCATGGGTTTCATAAGCCTAAGGTCGCAGGTTCGACTCCTGCTCCCGCCACAGGGAATGTAAGTCCACTGAATGAGGCGTTTCCCATGCCGTATTAGCCCAACTTGGCAGAGGCGTCTGACTTAGAATCAGAAGGTTGGGGGTTCGAATCCCTCATGCGGTACAGGGAATATAAGTCCGTCAGGCGTTTCCCCCAAATCGGTAAGCGTCAAGGTGGCGTCGGTGGTCTCCAAAACCACCAGCGAAGGTTCGACTCCTTCTGCCGGTGCTTTGAGGATGGCCGTATGCCCTGCGAAAGCAGTCCCATTGGGTCCTTGTATGTAGCCCCTTATAGCTCAGTTGGCAGAGCATTCGCCCTACACGCGATGAGTCCGAGGTTCGATTCCTCGTGAGGGGACGTAAGGAGGTACGATCAGACTGAGAGGAGAAGATCGTGACGAACAGGTACGTAGTGCAAGAGTTCTCGTGGCGTGAGAGTGGGCGTGTAATCTCGGGTTGGCACGTGTTTGACCGGGAAACCGGCAACATGGCCAAGGGTGTCGAGCCATTCCGTAAGCACGCGGATGCAGACAAGCTTAAGAATCGCATGAACGCGGCTTTGGACAAGGCCAAAAAGAAGAAGTAAACATGGTGTTAGTAGCTTAATGGCAAAGCGCTAGGTTGTGAGCCTAGAAGACGAGGGTTCGAGTCCCTCCTTTCACCCCAACTTAACTGGGGAAATATAATGGCAGATAAACCAAAGACTAAGACGTGCGGTAAGTGCTATCAAGTCAAAGTCCCGGTTTTGAAGAATGGATTGCTAGCCAGGCATACCTCGCCTTACGGAGAAGTTTGTCTAGGCCCCAAGAATCCATCCAAGTAGTAAAGCCTCGTATAGCTCAGGGGACAGAGCACCACGCTACGAACGTGGGTGTCGTCGGTTCGATTCCGGCTACGAGGTCTGTCGAGGTTCTGAGACGATCGTGAAGCTCAGAGGTTAACCGGTATGTGCGCGCTTACCGGCCTTGAAAGAGCCGTATAGTTCGCGCGAATACGGAGATATCCCAGCGCTTGTACCGACGTTGGTTAACATATCGGCACACGTAATTCCCGCTCGTCCAATGGCAAGACACTTGACTCTGAATCAAGCAATCGAGGTTCGACCCCTTGGCGGGAAGCATATTGGATCTGTAGCTGAGATGGTTTAGCTCCGTCCTCTTAAGTCGGAGACGCAGGTTCGAATCCTGCCAGGTCCACTCACAAGAAAGGGAGGTCCAATCGTGTTGGACGAAGATGTCCGGCACTGGCTGGACCGATCATCGATCCCCTTGTCTGGCGTAATAGAAGCAGATGGAGAGGGATCACTTAATTTAACTGATATGCTGAAGCCATCACCGGCTTATGTCACGGGACCAACGTGGCAAAGGCGGTTGGATGGCCGTTGGCATTTGCCGGATAAGACGTTGGGATGGGATCTTCTCGACTGGTTCTCTGAATACGTCAAGAGTCCTTCGGGAGAAGAAGATGAACCGTTTATCCCGACTGACGAGCAGGCTCGTTTCCTTCTGTGGTGGTATGCGGTAGACGACAACGGCCGTTACGCTTATCGTAACGGTGTATTGCGTCGTATGAAGGGATGGGGTAAAGACCCCCTTGTAGCCGCGATGTCCCTCGCAGAACTGTGCGGACCTGTTCACTTCGCTGGTTGGAATCCTATCACAGGTCAGCCAATTGGTAAACAACGTCCTGCGGCCTGGATTCAGATTGCTGCCGTTGCTCAGGACCAGACACAAAATACCTTCTTGATGTTCCCTCTTATGATCACTGACAAGCTTAAGAAGGACTACAAGCTAGACGTTAACAAAACCATCATTTATGCCGAAGGTGGCAGGTTGATCCAGGGTGTTACGTCTAACCCTTACGCTCTTGAAGGTAAGCGTCCTACGTTCGTCATCATGAATGAGATCCAGTGGTGGTTCGAGACCAATGAAGGCCATCGTATGTACAAGGTCATCGACGGTAACGTAACCAAGCGTGCTGGATTCGGCTCCCGACACCTCGCCATTTGTAACGCTCACGTCCCCGGACAAGACAGCGTAGGCGAAATGATGTGGGACAACTACCAAAAGGTACTTGGTGGCGAGTTCGTAGACACGGGAATCCTGTATGACGCTCTGGAAGCGCCTGCGGATACTCCACTGTCTGACATTCCTCCGCAATCCATCGATTCTGAGGGCTTCAAAAAGGGCATTCAGATGCTTTACGAGGGCATTAGGACCGCCCGAGGTGACTCTGTATGGTTGGACATCGAAAGTATCGTCCTCAGCTGTCTGGACGGCAATAACGAGGAGTCTGAGAGTCGACGTAAGTTCCTCAACCAGATTGATGCAACCGAAGACGCTTGGATCACTCCGTGGGAGTGGGATTCTAGGCATCTGGAAGCCGCTGCGCTCGAACCTAAGGACAAGATCACTATTGGGTTCGATGGTTCTAAGTCCAACGACTTTACGGCTATCGTAGCGTGTCGTGTTTCTGATGGTTGTTTGTTCCTGATCAAGATGTGGGATCCTAAGAACTACGCGGGAACCATTCCGAGGGATCAGGTAGACGCTACGATCGATTGGATTTTCTCTCGATACACAGTCGTAGGCTTCCGAGCAGACGTTAAGGAGTTTGAAAGCTACGTAGATTCTTGGACGGTCAAGTACAAGAAGCATCTTAAGGTCAAGGCCAGTCCGGACAATCCGATTGCGTTCGATATGAGGTCTCAGACCAAGAGATTCGCACTGGATTGTGAGCGATTCCATGAATCTGTGATCGATGGTGGCGTTTTCCATAACGGAGGTAAGCAGCTAAGGCAGCATGTGCTTAATGCTCATCGACACCCGACCACGTACGATGCAATTTCTATCCGTAAGGCGAGCAAGGACAGTCCCCGCAAGATTGATGCGGCTGTTTGTGCTGTTCTCGCCTACGCCTCACGAATGGATTACCTAATGAAGGTTAAGAAGACTAACGGAAGGGTGGCGATCATCCGATGACGGCGCCAGTAACTTCCCATACTAATCAAATTCAGGCGTTGATGAACAAGTTTGGTTCTGATCAGTCTAAGTTGCGTAGTAATTCTGCTTATTATGAAGCTAACTACCGTCCTAAGGCTGTTGGAATGGCTGTTCCTGCCGCCATGAAGCGCTTGCTAGCGAAGATTGGTTGGGGGAGGACGTACCTAGGCAACCTAGAAGAACGTCTGGATATCGAAGGATTCCGTCTCGCAGGGGAATCTAATGCTGATGAGAAGTTGTGGCAGTGGTGGCAGGCTAACCAGATGGATGTTCAGTCTGGTCTAGCCCATACGGAAGCCCTGATTCACGGGCGAGCGTATATCACGATCTCCCAGCCTAACCCGAACGACCCGCTTAACGATCCTCTTAGGGATCCTACGAGCCCGATTATCAAGGTCGAATCTCCTCTTACAATGTACGCGGAGCTTAACGCCTTGACGGGCAGGGTTAATCGAGCCATCCGAGTGTACGAAGAACAGGATATCAACGGTCGAAACGTACAGCATGTTACCCTGTATCTGCCCAACGGTACGTTTGGTTATGTGGAATCCAATGTATCCAACGGATGGACCTTGGAATTCAAGGTAGAACACAACATGGGAATCGTCCCAGTGGTGTGCATCCTAAACAAGGAACGCGTTGATCAGCAATTCGGTATTTCTGAGATCAAACCAGAGCTTCGGAGCTTGATTGATGCGGCTTCCCGGCTTCTGATGAATCTCCAGGCTGCCGCTGAACTGATGGCCGTTCCCCAGCGAGTATTGTTCGGTCTAGCCGAAGATGAAATCGCTAACCTTCAGGGTCAGGCGCAGTTCGAGGCGTACATGGCTAATATCCTTGCGTTCGAGGATTCGAATGGAAAGATTGCCCAGTTCGCCGCTGCTGAGCTTAGGAACTACACTGAAGGTATGGATGTTCTCCGCAAGGAAGCAGGAGTCGTAACCGGTCTTCCACCGCAGTACTTCACGTTTAGCACCGACAACCCCGCTTCTGCTGAGGCTATCCAGTCCAGTGAGAATCGTCTGGTCAAGAAGGCTGAACGAAAGTGTCGTATCTTCGGGGAAGCTTGGGAAGATGTAATGCGCATCGCCTACAAGGTGATGGAAGATTCCATTCCTAAGTCTGCCTTCCGTATGGAGGTTATATGGAGGAATCCAGCTACGCCTACCTTCGCTTCTATGGCTGACGGCGTGGTTAAACTGGCTACTGCTGCTACCCCTGACGGTCGTTCTATTCTTCCCGTCGAGTATGCCCGAATCAAGATGGGCTGGTCTCAGGAAGAACGAGACGAGATGGAACGGTTCGACAAGAACAATTCTAAGTCTAGGCTAGCTGATCTGTATGGCCAGGCTGCACTAGCTAACCAAACACGAACTAACCCAACCCCACAACCACGAGGAGGGAATGAGTAGCTATGACAGTTGAAGAGTACGCACAAGCGCAGGCGGCATTGTCTGCTGAGTTTGTTTCGCAGGCTCTACAGCTAGCTACTCAATTCCAATCTCTCCAGCTGACCGAGTTGGACTGGTTGTTCTTCTTGCAGATCTTGTTTCCCATCGTGCAATTGTTTCGTAACCGATCGTCCGAGTTGGGACGTCAGTTCTACGACGAGCAAAGAGAACTGCATTTCCCTGATGTACCTAGGCACGACATGTTTCTCGGAGAATACCACCAGGAGTGGTTCGTCGAAGACATGTTTCCATCGATGGAAGATTTCTTGGAGCTAGACGCTTCTGATGATGCTCTTTCAAATGTGATCCTCCGTGCCACTAAGAATGTAGAGAACGGAGCGAGGACTCAGGTCATTCGTTCTATCGGGTCTGATCCACTCAAGGTTAGGTGGGCCAGGGTCGCTACAGGTAGGGAAACGTGTGAGTTCTGTCTTACCATGATTTCTCGTGGGCCGGTTTACCGATCTGCTGAGAAGGCAGGATTGCAATTAGACGATGTGGATGCCAGAGAACTGTTTGAGCAGGGATTTAACAATACAGAAGCCGTTAAGTCCTTGATGAAGCGTTGGCATCCGGGATGTGATTGTCTAGCCGTCCCTGTGTTTGATAGGGGTAATTGGCCTGGTC